CATTGTTTGCTGTTACACTGCCTTGCTCAACTTGAAAACGGTCAGCCCTAAATGTTTGCCCAGAAGTACCAAGCGTAGCCGCACTCGTTCCCCTCTGTGCCACCTGCATAGCACCGTTGATAACAAGGTTTCTGTTTGACAACGCCGTCTGCGAACCAATCAGTGCGGCGAGTTCTGCTGCCTTACTCATGCGAGGTCTCCTCCAACTTGTGTAGAGTTTCTATCGGTGTCCACGCTTGCATTTGACTCACTTCGTGATAAAAATCGGTAAGAAGTTGTGGTTGGGCTAGAACCATAAGTAGCTAAAAAAGAGTGGTCGTTTGTGCATCCAATGCTACTTCCCATTACAGAATAATTTACGTCACCCATTGCACTGGAAATGTTAATCGTAAAATCTCCTGTGCCGTTATCTCCAAGCGAACTCACATTTAATGTGTTAGATAATAACGCACTAACATTATTTACTGAAATTACTTTTGCACTACCCCCTGCAACAAAGCTGGTGGCAATGCTGTTGTTCCCGCTGGCATCCTTTAATGTGTTTACTCTAAGTTCGCTTGCCATTAGCTAAAGTCCTCTGTCGGTGCGTCAGGCCAAGTTGGGCTGTCTGGATTGGTCTGTCGTATTGTACGGATAGCCGCACGATAAGTCACAAACGATGCCTTACAAGAATCTGTCAAGCCACTGTCGGGTAGCTGTGTCCAGTCTGTTGCTTTTAGAATAGCTTCTGCTGTGGCTAAAACTTGCTGTACTTCTTCTGGAGAATTTTCTGATATGTTCTTATACATTGTTATCCCTACCCTAATAAAAAACCGCTAAAACTAGCAACTGAGGCATTGCAATGAGCAGTACCACTTACAACTCTTGCTTTTATTTGATTACTTGCCGAAAGCATAAGGTTTTGACAGCAAGATAAACTGTCATAGTTTGCACCATCAGAAAAGTTTCTTGCAAACCCTACGTCTTGAGTCCCTAAGTATAAAATAACTTCTGTATCTGACGTGCTTTGTTGGGATACTTGAAACTGAAAAAAATAAATACCATCTATAGGAGCAGTAAAAATACCAGTGCTTGTATTATAGTGACCGCCAACATTATGTAGTCCATATCCGCTTGATGTTACATCATCAAAAACAATGTCAGTATTTACTCCAAAAGCAGTAGTTGAACTGGTTTTTGCCTTAAAAGATGGCCTAGCTGGCATAAGAATACGACCAGTGCTATCAATCGTCATAGCCGCAGTGCCGTTAGTATGCGATATGTTTTCTACTTTAAGGATACTAGCCATTATGCAAGGTCTCCTACAATCATATGTGACGCATAAGTAGCATCATCAATGCCACCTGTTCCATTAGCACGGGCAGAACTCATTAAATCTATGTCGCCAGTAGTTCTGGGGTCTACTTCATCACGCAACAACATTTGGACTGGAGCGTTGGTATCATTATGACCATCGCCAAAACCGCAAGCACCTGCACACGAAGCATAATCGTTGTAACTAAAATTACTTACAAATGTCAGCGTGTGTCTACCAGTTCCACCATCAGTTAAACTACTTACATTCATGCTTTGACGTATTGCGGATGTAGTTGTTTCTGTCCAATGACACCATAGTTTTAACGCTTCTTGCTTAGTCAGTGCAACCGGCCCAGTACCCGCCTTGTCAGCAATCGTGTCTACATTCAATACACTGGTCATACGATGCTCCAATATCCATTAACAGTGACGGTGGCGGACTGAGTGATTGGACCACCGCTTACGCCATTCTCATCGCTGTCGATTGTAATGTCCGCACTGATCGTTTGACCGTTAAGCCGGATAATCGAGTTGTTGCCCTTAAACGGATACCGCGTGTCAGCTTCCGCCTTGGTGTAGCTGTTAGCTACAGAGAAGACATCGTAAACAACTAGCTCAACGACATCGTTCAAGGATGCGCCAGTCACCAAGATAATGCTGGTGCCTGTCGTGCTGGTGTAGTCGGTGACCGGCTTCAAAAGCACACCATTTTGGTAAACGTCCAAATAGTTGCTGTCCGGGTAATTCAGTACCTTCGCATCAGCATCCGATCCGCTGAACGTAGTCTGACCCGCCGTTGCCTGATACAGGTAACGGTTACGAACACCAACTGATGGGGATTTACCAATATATGATGACATTAATCCGCATCCTCTATAGTTAATTCGCCAGCATCAACTTGGCGCATGATTTCATCGTAGTGGCGGTTGGCTGGGTCTAGGGGTACAGACATTTCAACACCGTCAATGGTTACCAATATGCAGATATTATTGCCGTTATGGTCTTGAGCATACTGTGCGCGAATAATATTCATTTTTATAACTCCGCATCAAAAGCAAATGTGCTGGCACTAGAGTCACCATCTTTGCCGCCAAGCGTTCCAGTGTCACCAGCAGAAATGCCACTAAATGTTCCAACTCTTGTAATCACACCATTTACGTTGGCTATAGTCGCACTAATTGCAGGTGTACTATCTGAGTTTCTATCGGCAACTCCAAACTCATAAACTCGCACATAAGAATTTGGGTCAATGATTGACGCGGTGGGGTCTGCCCTTTTAGTAACCGAAAACTTATGACCAATCCAAAATTCGGTAGAACTATTTGCCTTCGCAAAACCCCCTGCACCAGTTTGTTCATAGTACCTCTGACACGCAATTAACTCTTCGCCAAAGCTGCGGTGTTCAAAGTCGGATGCGTTGGAGCCGACTTCATACTGAATACCCGTCACGAATAGAGTGCGAGATGTGCTGTCGAAAAACGAAGAGTTTGAACTTTTTACCCTGTTCCCCTGAACGCGAGAGGCCCACGAGTTGCTTGCAAAAGTGCCGCCACTGTAAGTTGACCCAGCGTGTAGCCACCAAGACATTTGAATACTCATGGCATTGTCGTCATCGTAAGTGCCAGTTGTATCTGGTGCAAAAGTCATTTCGACCCTTGTCCATGATGTTGTTACGTTAAATGTCTGAGTGTTGATTCTGTCGTTATCTATGTCTCTTATTTCAACTGTATATTCAGCGGCAGCGTTCCCTTTGACGTAAAACGAAAGCGTTGTTGATTCTGCTTCTGACGTACCCTTTTTAAGCTGTTGAAGGTCTTGTCCTTCAATCATGTGCTTGAAACCCAAGAACTCGTCTGCGGCAATAGAGGTATCTGCCGTTGTGCAACTTAACTTCATGGCATTAGCAAACCCCGGCAAATCAGTTACCGCCACTTGCTCTGCTGTAAATCGTCCAGCAGTGTTACCAACAAAGTATTTAATTCTGTCAAGGGCAGCAAAAACATCATTGCTTCCCCCTAAACCTGTGACCTGAGTACCCCGCTGGGCAACTTGCATGGCTCCGTTGATGATAAGATTTCTCCTACCAGTTACGAAGCCCATTCCTTGTGGTCTTACTGTCGTCAGAGCCATGCTAATTTATCCTTATGCGTAAGGGCTATCACCAAGCACAGACGTATCCCAAGCCGCCTTGAGCTTTGCAATAGTGTCTGCGTTAGTGATTGCAGATGCAGCAGGTGCATCACGCAGCTTGCCCTTCTTAGTCACTGACGCGGCCTTTGCATCGGCATCATCAGCTTCCAAAGCCTTCATGTACACAACATCCTCTGCATCAAGCAGCGGTGCCCGTACTTCACGAATTTTATCTTTGAAGATTTCTTTGGCGGCTGTCATGTCTTCTGAAATAACAGAACCAGAAAGTGACCACGCACCACGGAAGTGGCGGTCTGATGGAACGGTAGCAGTTGAAGCATCAATCTGATTACCGTCTTTATCGACTATATAAGTTGTTGTCATAATACGCTCCTATGCGGCAACAGTTTCATCAGTGGCGAGGTCGTCAGTAATCTTCCAAGCATTGCGCCACTCTCTTGTAGCTGGAAGCTGTTCTTTGCGGCATATTACCATCTTTGGCTTATTTCCGCTATCATAGTTACGCCACACGCTTTGTGGGCAATCTTTCATAATCAAATACTCGATTGCTTGCTCTTCTGTCATCGCCTCAACAGGCTCAGTGTTGTGTAGCAAATATCCACGAGTGTGCTTCTTGAAGTCGGGCTGGGCCTCATCTTTAGCTAGTTCCCAGTACACTTGTACAGGTGGCAGGATACCGCCCTGTAGCGCACACGCCATCCAGTTAGGGTCAGGAACCAGTATCTTTGCACATTCATCTACACTGTCCTCATAGACAACCCGATAGTCTGACTGCACACCATCAAGGTTTTCCTTAGCCCAGCAGAGCCTGTCCCATAGATGTGTGCCTTGAAACTCTGGTGTCTGCATTATGCTAAGTCTCCGTGAATTGTACAAGCCATAGGAAACGCATCAACCGCACCGCCATCGTCAGTTACTATAAAATAATTAATAGAGCCTGTTGCATATCCAGCACTATTATTTACACATAAAACCACAGAATCGTTGCTGTTTCCATCTGCTGAACCAAGCGTAGAACTATAATTAGCGTCAGACATAGAATTGCTAAAATTTATAGTGAAGTCACCTGTTGCATTATCTGTAACTCCACTGGAATTAAAGCTTCCATTTAAGGTTCCTATGCTTTGCTTTGACCAAGCCTTCGCACTACCATTCACAACGTACTGCGTATCAAGTGACCCAGCGGTGCTGTGTTCTAGGGTATCTGCTTTGATTTTTCCTAGTGCCATTATGCGAGGTCTCCGTGTCCGATTCCGTAAGTCTGGGCTAACTCAATAGCAGATGGACCAGAGCCACCGCCATTGCCAGCAGTACAAACACCCAAAGTGGTTGAACTGGTGCTTTCAGTAGAAAATCCAGTAGTGTAATTATTACTAGATGGACCTCCGCCTCCTTTGGAAGTGCCAGCAAGACGAACGAAGAACCCATCGTCAAAATTATTACTGGCGTTTAAGGCATAATCTCCAGTCCCGTTATCTGTTATAGAACCAACATTGATACTGTTTTTAATGGTATTGCTGTTGGTGGGGTCAAAGTTAGCCCACATTTTTGCCAATCCATTTTGCAAGTTAGTGGTCGTGCTATTACCTTCACCAACAACAGAGATAGAACCCGCAGTTGTTTTACCAGTTAACTTATCAGTTTTAAGGCCACCATTATCTGTGACCAAAGAGGCATTACCTGAGATGTCATTGATATTTGTTACTTCAATGGTACTCATGCTAGGTCTCCGTGGTTTGCGACAGTTACAGTCGGCAGGTCATCTGGTCCACCGCTACCTGCTTGACAAGTAACTTGCACAGTTGTTGCAGTATACCCGCCTGTACCTATACCACCCATAACATAACCATCATCTGTTGAAGCTTTTTGTCCTGTGTAAAATGCGGCATAATTTGCGTCACTCATTGCATTGCTAATTGTAACTGTATATTGACCAGTTCCCCTATCTGCTAAACTAGAAAGATTGAAGCTGTCACGAGCCGCAATAGTTCCAGTGCCGTCAAAGTTCACCCAAGCCTTCGCCGCACTCTGCTTCGTCAGCGTAGCCGCACCGCCGCCTGTACTCTGGATGGTATCTGCTTTTAATGTACTCATAGCGTCACCAATGTCCCACCGCTTTCAACGGTTAATGTAACACCACTAGCCACAGTAAACGGACCAGTTACATTGGCGTTCTCTGTAGCAAGGATGGTTGTATCTGCTGTAAGTGATTGTGCGTTGGTACGGAACAAGCCGCCAGCCTTAAACGTGCCCTTGTTACCGGCGGGAGGTACAACTGATCCCACTTGCGGTGCGAGATAGTTTACGAAAATGTTACCCGTGCCAGAAGAAGGCGCGGCAGTAAATGTAAGTGTTGTGCCATCTGGGATGGTGTATGCGGCAGTGTCTTGGACAACGCCGTCCACTGACACCAGTACGTCTTGCACAGAGGATACAGCAGTGGTCAGGGTGAATGTGGTATCGCTGCCATCACCATTGAACCGCTGTACAGCTTTAACCGCCTGATAGTTTACGGCTGGTTTATTACCCTGATACGCCATCAGCTACCCCTTATGTTATATCCAGATGGCTCATCACAACGTCTACACCAGACGCCGTGTCACAAATCACCTTGAT